GGGAGAAGCCTTCGGCCTCGATCTCCACCGTGGGGGCAGAGGGGAGCGGCGGCGAGACGACGGGTTGCACCTCGACGGATGGCGGGGTGGTGATGGGGGTGCCCGTCCCACGGAACCCCACGCGCTGCGCGTACACCCGATAGGTCTTACTCGGGTCCAGCGCGCTGTCGTCGTAGCGGTAAGTCGTCACCGTCGCGGGGAGCGTCGTCATGTGGCGAGGCGCGCTGGCGATGTCGTCGCTGTCCAACTCGCTGATCCAGAGCCGCGTCTCCTTGAATGGCATCCCTCCACGACCTGGCCGTAGGGAGACCTCGATAGCTGCCTTCGCCTCGGCATTAGCGGAGCGGTATGGGATGGCGGTCGCCGCCATGGTGAACGCAGAGCCCCCCACCCCAGAGCCGCCGAAGCCATAGAGAACATTGTCGCCGCCTACGCCAGGGGGCATCAGGTTGGAGATGGTCAGGTCGCCCATCGTCCCGAAGGCGGTGTCGTTGTAGACCGCCTCGACGTACTCGATCCCCTCGATCGCACGCTCCATGGTTAGGGGGTCCAACGTGATGTCTGTGACGATGAGATCCTCTACGCTGCTGTCCAGCTTGCCGAACGAATAGACATCGCCCGTCATGGGCACCATCCCCGCTGGCGCAGAGACCATCAACGCCGTGCGTGCCGACTTTGTGATCGACCCGGATGATGGCACCTCGGACTCCGCAACGTAGACGCGGGTGGTCACGTCGCTGCCGGTGACCCCGTCCACGGAGAAGGTCGAGCGAAGGTAGACCTCGTAGCTCTCGCCCGTGTCGAGCGTCACGTCGCGATCGAGTTGCAGTGTGGTGCCATCACTCCAGTCGGTGACGGTCGCGCCATCCGAGTCTGGGTTGTACAGGGGCCCCCACATGAGGGTTCCACGATGCGTGTTCTCGTTGACGTACTCGCCCGTCGAGGTGGTCCCCGCCTCGCCATGCACGCGGAACCCCCACACATCGACCGAAGCTGATCCGCCAGAGTCGCCCGCCACGCCGAACTGGAAGTACACGGTCGTGAAGGCCACGCTGGTCGAGAAGACGCAGTCCACCTGATACCAGTTCGAGTCGGTGGTACTGCTCGTCTGCTGTACCTTGGCAATCTGCGAGAGCACCTCCGTTTGCACCGCACCACTCTCGTTCTCGCTGTAGGTGATGGAGCCCGCTCCAGTCGGGTTCACCTCCCAACTAGCGTAGTTGCCGTCGTACCAGCCTAGGTAGGCGCCGCTCGATGTCGAGGAGGTCGTCGCCATCCGCAGGATCGCCTTGGATGGCGAGGCCGCGTTGTCGGAGGCCAGGCGAATGTAGAAGCTACAGGTGACCTTCGCGTTCGCAGGTATCCCACCGGAGTATGACGGCCAGTCCGTGGGCAGCGTGACCACCTGCTGCACCGCCGGGTTGGCGCCTGCGTCAGCCTTCGTGTTCTTGACGTTGAGGACGTACCCCCGCGTGCCCGCAAGAGCGCCCGTGTCATCGGGATAGAACGGAGGCGCGACCGCCGTGTCATGGGCAATGGTGTTGTCGGTCTCGTTGACCTTTGTCCACACCGCCGCCGCCGAGTTGAGGCCGTCCAGGTTGAGCGGGTCTCCGAAGTACAGGACTTGGTTGTTGCGCCCTGTCGGTGACGGCTTCCACGTCGCGAAGGTGGGCGCGTAGGCGTAGTAGAGACGCGCCTGGATGTAGTCGCCAACCGCGCCTGATCCACCTGCGCCTGTTCCGCCGTTGTCGTAGAAGACGGTGGCCCGATACCACCCGGAGCCTATGTCCTCCGGGGGGTCTTCGTAGCTCATACCATAGGGCGACGACCCCGAGCCCTCGTATGCACCAAAGACAAGGGCACCAGAACTCCAGTCGAAGCGGACGCCGTGTGTGGCTTGGACAACAGCGCCGTCCTCGTCAAGGTAGCGGTAGACGTTGAGGAGGACACTCTGGCTCGCACCCTCATCGGGCTCCTTGACGTAGACGCTGAACTCCTTGATCTGCGCCGTGTACGCGATCCGATCGAGCGGCGAAATGATCGTGCTTGGGTTGCCGCTCCACGGATACAGGCCGTCCGCAACGGCTACGATCTGTGCCGCCCATTGGTTCGCTGCGTTGTAGCCAGAGGCACCGACCTGGCCCGCAGGGAACCACGTCACTCCATTCGTGGCCGTGGGCAGCGAGTAGGCCAGAACGGTGCCAGAGGTGTACGGGTAGGTCAGCCCGAGCGCAGGGGGCGTCGTCGTGTCCGCGACGATGAGTGACGAGTCCGTCGCCGTGCAGTTGCCGCCGTTCTGCACCCACGACGCCTCGATGCTGCGCGCGCCGGGGTGAACATTGACGATGGTGGCGTCAGCAGCGAGCCTGCCGCTGTAGCCGTACTGCGGAACATCGTGCGCGAACAGGATACGATCGCCAGGCAAGATGTGAATCGCATCGGGCCCCACCTTGAAGTTGACCTGACGCCGCAGGAGGTTGTATCGGTTCAGACGGTAGTAACTGTCACGGATCGCCTGCGAGCGCCGCGTGATGCCGAGGCGCCGCGACCGCTCCTTCCGCATATACCCGAACGCAGTCGGGTCTTGGATGCTGGAGTGGTCAACGAGGACTGTACGTCGCTCGTAGCCGTGCTCTGCGTCGAGGATCTCGACCTCGATGGAGTTGGGGTTCGTCTCGGGCGAGAGATAGTTGATCTCAAGAGACCCCTCGACCACGTTCGCCATGGTGAAGAGCCCAACGGGGTCCCGTGGCCGATCCCAGATGGGCATGATCTTGCGACCGGCCTTCACGGGCATCGCCCGACCCGTCTGGAACACGTCGATCAAGGCTTCCCACGCGGGGCGCTCCTTTTGGTCGAAGACACCGTCGAACGTGCATCTCTTTTCGTACTGCCCCGCTGTACCCAGCGTGGTGAGGGAGGCGTACTCGTCCGCGAAGAACTCGTCGGCGTTACCAATTCCGGGGGGCCAGATCGCATCGCCATCAGAGTCGAGCCGGTTCCAGGCGCATTCGACCTCAAGGTAGCTCTGCCAGCCGTGGTATCCCGCCGCGTCCTCTTGGAACGTCATCGACCGAACGAGCATCCGGTTGGAGGCGTCGTTCGTGCCACCCTCCACATCGTCCTTGGTGATCCAGGCGGTCTCGATGCCTGCCGCCGTTATCGCCGTTATCGCTTGGAAGTCGCCCGGGTCCCAGGAGTCTGGAATCGTCTGCTGGAGTACCTCTGAGGTGTCCATAAGCCCGAAGCACAGCGTGATGTGGTAGACCGTCGTCTCTTCAGACGTGACTCCTGTCTTGAGACCGAAGAAGTCGAGAGCCCCGAAGGCATCAGCTACGCCTTCGTCGCAGAAGCGCGCCCACTCGTAGAACTGCTGGAGATCGATGTTCTCGTAGGTCCCTGTCGGCAGGAAGATGCCACCCAGGCCGTACTCCCGGTTCGTCAGGAGGTCGAGCCCCACCCATGCCGGATTGTTCGACCACTCCTGCGTGAATGTGGGCGAGTCGATGCTGCCACCGTCCCAGAGTTGGAGCTTCTTGCCGTGGCAGAGGACGGTGACGTTCGGCGTATTCGAGTTGAGTTGGTCGCTCGCCGTCAGGCTCGTAGCCATGTACGCGACATAGGGGTAGACGTAGGACTGCGTCGTCCAGGTCGTGATCGAATCGACCGTGGCTTGGTCGCGCTGATCGTTGCCGTCGTAGGTCGGAGTGTCCTTGAAGACCTCGACGTAGAAGTAGTCCTTGACCGAAGTCCCGGTCTCGTCCGCGTAGATGGCGCCGTTCTTGTACTGTGGGACGTAGACGACATCCTCGATCTGTAGGGCACCAGTAACTGTGCTGGTGCCGAGGGGGTAGGCGAAGTTCTTGTACTTAGACCCGCCCCCGACGAGGTCGTCGGGGGCGTTGCACGGGAAGCACATCCGCAGGTTGGGAGCGTGGGTCGTATCGTCGGCCATCGACGCGATGTCGAACCTGCGCTGGCCGTACTGGTTCGTTGAAGAGAACGCCAAGTAGGCCCACGCGGCTACCGGCTCCCAGTCCCCCGGCTCCGGGTCGCCGATGATGCCGTCGTACATGAGGATCTGGCTGATCGACCCCCACGACTCTCGGTAGAGGTCGCCGCTGTCCTTGTTCATCAGCGAGCCGACCCTCATCTGGGGGTCGGGGGAAGCTCGGAACTGCGGCGGAACGTGAGCGTAGGCGGGCTCCGCGCTGCCCGTCCCCTTCCACAGAAAACCCGCCGACGTGCCGTTGTAGTTGTAGGAGCCATTAAAGAAGGTGCCCTTCTCACCGAGTATCATCTTTCCACGATCGACGCCGTCCGTGAAGAGGCGGAACTCGCCCTCCCCCCCCGTGTCCGTCCAGTTGGTCCCGTCGTAAGCGATCACGATGTG